AAAATGTTCCAAAGAACACCATTGACAACTGCAATGGAAGGGGACTTTGATACTGGTAACGTTAGATACAAAGCTAGAGAAAGATACGTTTTTGGCGTATCCGACTATAGAGGTATCTTTGGCGTACAAGGAGCGTAAGCTAATAATTAGAGATGAGGCGGCCTTAAAATCGCCTCATTTCGACTCTAAAGATAGAAATTCCTTATGAAAAACTTCAGAGTACAAATTAGATACTGTGGCTATTATGCGGACTTTAACGTCACGTGTGAAGACAGTGCAGTAGGCATTGAAAAAGCAATCCTTGACAAACTAGGAAAAAATGAGGTAAAACTGGAGAAAGATGGATTTACTTCTAAACGAGGTAAATGGATAACCTATGAGGAGGTTACAAATGACCGAAGACCTATACACTACGAAACGGTCCTTGGAACTAGAGTGGCAACAGGAGCACCTGAAGGAAGGTAGATATACTTTGCATATGGGATATATCGATAAAAAAATTCAGGAAATTGTTAAAGAGATTATTGCCAAAGAGTTTGAAGAACAAACGCTTCAAACTAAAATAAACGAAGCCAGGTCCGAAGTTTCGATAGCCACTTAAGCGCTATCAAAAATCATACATTTCTGTAAGGATATCTTGCGCTGGACGCAAATCTGCGTTATAGATTAATTACTATACAATTATTTAATGAATCTAGACGCGTATAGTCGACGGCCTAGAGACTAGATTCACAAACTAGGAGGATTATAATTATGGCAAATACAACGTTTTCGGGACCAGTAAGATCATTAAATGGTTTTATTAGTTTCGGACCTAAAGCAGTTGTTAGCTTAACCGCTGATACAACTTTAACAGTAGCCACTCATGCAGGTAGAATTTTAACTTGCAATGACGCAGATGGTAAATTTACATTACCATCAATTACATCTGGTAGTTCAGCAGCTGTATCTGGAACCAACGATTACAATGTCGCAAGTAATCTTGGAACTACTTATTTATTTTGGGTAGAAACTTTAGCAACAGATATGGATATCTTAACAGACGGAACCGATAAATTTTACGGTGCTGTCTTTACTGGTATTGACAGTGAAGAAACTGGAGAAACATTCGCGGCTAATGCATCAAGTAATGATGTCATGACGCTTAATGGTACTACAACAGGTGGTATCGTTGGTAGTTGGGTAGAAGTTACTGCAATAGCGAGCGCTAAGTACTTTGTTAGAGGTAGTTTAATAGGATCAGGAACTATAGCAACACCGTTTGCTGACGCGTAATAAATAAAATGTGAGCTCCTTCGGGAGCTCACGACTAGGAGAACATATGGCAACACAAAATGTACGACAAACCATAGCTGCAACAGCGGATGGCCTATTAACTAAATACGCAAGTGGTTCAGCTGTCACAATTACTAAAGCTAGAATCATGGCAGTGCAGGCACAATCAAGTGCAGCTGATGGAAGTGTTAAAATTTATAATGAATCGGACAGCTCTAAAACAGCAAGTGCTTTAGTGTTTGAAGCTAAATGGGGAACTGCAGATAATTCTGATTTTTATGTGAAGATCCCAGGAGAAGGTATCTATTGTGATACCGGCATGTATGCTGATTTAACTAATTGTGATTTTTTAGTAGTTACTGGCACATTCACGTAAGAGAGGTAGCAAATGGCTAATACTACTTCGGGCAGTTATACATTCGATAAAACTTTTGCGATTGATGATACCATTGCAGAAGCATACGAACGTATTGGTTTAGTTGGATCATCAGGACATCAATTATTATCAGCAAGACGTTCCTTAAATTTACTTTTTCAAGAATGGGGAAATCGAGGAGTTCATTTTTGGGAAATAGGTCATGCGAATGTTAATCTTATTACTCCTGTAGCAGGCACAGGTGCAGGCAGAATTTATAAATTTTTTAGATCAAGTGGAGACGGCACGAATGCCGCTTGTACAGATAATGATGGCAGTACAACAACAACTGCTTTTTATGGCGTAACCGATATTATAAATTGTGCTTACAGAAAAGATTTAGCTAATACTTCAAGCCAAGCTGACACAGGCATGACTAAAGTTAGTCGAGATACTTATGCAGCTTTTGCTAATAAATTATCTACAGGAACACCAAGTCAATGGTGGGTTCAAAGGTTCATTGACCATGTTTCATTAACCATTTACCCTACTCCAAGTACAACGGCTGTTAGTGAAGGACACTTAAGTATTTACTATGTTCAACGAATTCAGGATTTGGATTCAACTTATACAGATGCGACGGATCTTCCTTATCGATTTTTACCAGCAATGGTTTCGGGTCTATCTTTTATTTTATCTCAAAAATATGCACCTCAACGAACACAGGAATTAAAACTTTTATACGAAGATGATTTTGCTAGAGCATTAGCTGAAGACGGCTCTGCGGCTAGTACTTATATAACCCCTAAAACTTATTATCCAAATATCTAATGGCAGGTTCAAGATTTTCAAAAGGCATACATGCACTATCAATTTCTGATCGATCAGGAGCAGCTTTTCCTTATACAGAAATGGTTAGGGAATGGAATGGAGCATGGGTTCATATTTCTGAATTTGAACCTAAACAACCTCAAATTCAACCAAGACCCGTGGGCGCTGATCCACAGGCCTTGCAGTTTGCGCGTACACCTCGAACAGAATTTTATGTACCAACTGTTTTGCCTAATAATCCTTTTTCAACTTCAGCTTCATCAACTACAGTAACCGTTACTCAACCTAATCATGGAAGATATACTAATGATGCGGTTCGATTTAGAAATGTAAAATATACGGTTGGAACTAATGTCACTCCTCTTATTTTAATGCTGGAAACAACCCTAGCGTCTGATCTAACGGATTCAGCAACCTCTTTGACTTTAACTGATTCTACAGCTTTTCCTTCTACAGGTTATATTGTTGTACAACCAGGAGCAGATGCTAATGAAACTATTAAATATACAGCTAACAATACAGGCACCGGAGTTCTTTCTGGTTTAACCAGAGGCTCTTCTGCGCCCACTTATAATCTTACACCTTTAACCACAACGGCTTCTGCTCATTCAAGTGGAGATGAAGTTTTTGGTTCTTACAGTATTACTAAAGTAGATGCTAATTCTTACACCTTTACATTAGTGACAGCAGCAACTACAACAGAAGAAGGAGGAGGTTATCCGGCTTTTGCAGGTCCGGTTAACTCTAGAGCATAATGGCAGGATGGACATACGCAACACTAACGACAGCAATTGGTAATTATACTGAAGTAGGAACAGGTGTTCTTACATCAACGATTACAAATCAATTTATTGAAAATGCAGAATTTAGAATGCTGCGTGATGTTCCCATCGATGCGGATCGAAAACAACAATCAGGAAGTTTAGTTTCAGGACAACAAACGATTAACTGTCCTGCTGGCTGTTTGTTTACTCGAGGAATTCAAGTTTATACTTCAACTTCTGTTATCACAGGGGCGAATGTTTGGTTAATTAAAAGAGATCAAACTTTTTTAAATGAGTATGTTGCCGCTAATACGGCTACAGGAAGTCCTAAATATTATGCACAGTTTGGAGGAGCTACAGGAACGACGGATACCACGTCAGGACGTTATATGATTGCTCCTGTTCCGGATGCCGCTTATATGTTTCAGGTACATTTTAACGCTAAACCAACCGCTTTGAGCTCTAGTAATACAACAACTTGGATGAGTCAGAATTTTCCAAATGGCTTTTTATACGCCACTTTAGTTGAGGCTTTTAGTTTTTTAAAAGGCCCAATGGACATGTTGACACTATATGAAAATAGATATAAACAGGAAGTAGAGAAATTTGCTGCAGAGCAAATTGGACGAAGACGAAGAGACGATTATACGGATGGTACGATTCGGATACCAATCGAATCTCCACCACAATAGGAATAAATTATGGCAAATACATCAGCAGTCTGTACCTCATTCAAAGTTTTACTTATGAAGGGTCAAATGGACTTTACCGCTTCTACTGGAGATAGTTTTAAAATTGCAATGTATGATAGCGATGCAACGTTGGCAGCAGCGACAACTGATTATTCAACTTCAGAAGAAATTACAAATACTTCAGGAACTGCGTATACGGCAGGAGGAGAAGCTTTAACTAATGTAACTCCTGTTTCAAGTAGCACAACTGCTTATACAGATTTTTCAGACGTCTCATGGACGGACGCATCTTTCACTGCAAACGCGGCTCTTATTTATAATACTACAACTGGCACAGGCACAGGAACAACTGATGCTGTGGCGGCGATTGCGTTCGGTGGAGATAAAACCGCGACGTCAGGAACTTTCACAATTCAATTTCCAGCGGCAGCTGCTTCTACAGCCATACTCAGAATAGCATAAGGAGTCCTTCCTTATGGCAGATGTATCATCAGGATGGGGACGATTAACCTGGGGACAAGCAGGTTGGAACGAAGCTACTGTTCTTACTCAAGGTTGGGGCGCTCTCAGCTGGGGTCAAAATGAATGGGGCGATCTAGATGATGCCCTAGTTGAAGTAACAGGTGTTTCAGCAACTACAAGTTTAGGAACAGCAAGTACTGTTGTTGATGTTACTCCAACTATTACTGGTTTAGAAGCCACTGCAAGTTTAGGAACTCCTACTGCGGTCACTGATGTATCTTTCGCACTTACTGGAGTAGCAGCAACTGCATCTATTGGATCTGTTACTGTAGCCGATCAAGTAATGGGATTGACTGGAGTCAGCGCAACTTCAGCTGTTGGAAGTATTATACCAGCTGATCAATATATGGGATTGACTGGAGTAGAAGCGACCATGAGTCTGGGCTCGGTTACTATTCCAAATGTCGGAGTTCCATTAACAGGAGTTGCAGCAACCGGTGTACTAGGAACCGCAACTGCTCTTTCAGGCGTGGTTGTAGAACCAAGTGGAGTAGCAGCAACCATGAGTCTTGGTTCGGTTACTATTCCAAACGTAGGAATTCCTTTAACTGGATTTGAAATGACGGCTTCAGTAGGAGAATTAAGTCCTGCTACAGTTACCGGAGTTACTTTAGATGCAATGACAGGATCTATTGGATCCGTGATCATTGAATATAAATTCCCAGTTACAGGCGTCGCGGCAACAGCTTCTTTAGGAACAATTGCAACTATTCCAGATCAATTAGTAGGATTATCTCTCGATGCTATGACAGCAGCGGTTGGAACTCCTGGAATTATCCATTATGCGAATATTGACACAGGTTCTAATACGTCTTATAGTAATGTTTCAACAGGTTCGAATACTTCGTATTCGGAGGTTGCAACTGGATCAAATACCAGCTATACCGACGTAACAGGCAAAGAAGCAGCTTAGGAAATTTATGGCATCAACATATAACTATTTAGGTATCGAAAAAATGGCAACCGGCGAGAATGCCGGAACTTGGGGTACCAAAACAAATACAAATTTAGATATTATTCAACAAGCCGCATCAGGCTATCATTCACAAACCATTGCGGGTGGAGCTCAAACTACAGCGCTATTAATGACGGATGGAGATGCTACATCTACGGCTGATAGTTTAACAAATGCTGCTCGTAATATGGTTCTTGAATTGACTGGAACTATTACAGGAAATCAAATTGTAACTTTCCCTACTGCTACAGAAGGATTGAAAGTTGTTTTTAATAACACAAGTGGAAGTTATACTGTTCAGTTAAAAGGAGCATCAGATTCAGGATCCGGAACTACTTTTGCTACTGGCTCTAAAGACAAAAAACTAGTCTACATGAGTGGAACGGATCTGGTTGAAGTTAATATTGCCGGAGCCGTTACCGCAGATTCTACAACTACTTTTACTAATAAAACATTCACAGCTCCTAAATATGCAGATGGTGGATATGTCGCCGATGCTAATGGAAATGAAAATTTAGTCTGGGGTACAACAACTTCAGCCGTTAACGAATTTAAAATAGCTAATGCAGCAACGGGCAATGGCCCAACGCTGACTTCTCAAGGAGGCGATTCTAATGTTGATATTAATATTACACCTAAAGGAACGGGAGATGTTGTTCTAGCAGGAGATACCGTAAAAGTTGGAGATTCAGGAGCGGCAGCTACTCTAACTTCAAATGGTGCAGGAACTTTAACTGTTACTACTGGTGGAGCAACTGATTTAGTTCTTAATACCAATAGTGGAAGCAGTTCAAGCAAGATTGTTATTACTGATGCAGCAGGAGGAGACGTGACCGTCACTCCGGATACGACTGGATCTTTTATTATTGCAGGGAATTCTACGCAAGGCGGAACACTTAAAATTTATGAAGACTCAGACACAGGAACTAATTATGCAGGCTTTAGAGCAGGCAATTTAACTGAAGACACACTTTACACTTTACCTCTAGCAGATGCAGGCACTTCAGGAGATGCTTTAACATCCAATGCTTCAGGAACTTTGTCATGGACAACTATTTCGGGAGGAGCTTCATGGCAAGCAGTTATTACGGCTGATCCAGCGAATGCTACAGCAGGCGAAGGATACTTTTGTAATACAACAGGTGGAGCATTTACGGTTACACTACCTACTTCTGCAACTATAGGAGATGAAATTTCGTTTATTGACTATGCAGCAACATTTGATTCAAATAATTTAACTATCGGAAGAAATTCTCACAATATTCAAGGAGCTGGTGCAGATTTAACAGTTGCTGTTGAACGAGCAGCTTTTACTTTAGTTTATGTAGATGCAACACAAGGTTGGCTATTGAAAGATAAATAATTATGTCTGAGTATAAAGGTATAAAGGGTTATACAGTTCAAAAAATAGGATCGGATCCTACGCCGGCGGACACGTTAGGACAACTTTTTTATAATTCTGCTGACAATGAGTTTCATATATCTGCCGCGGGTTCAGGGTCTTGGGCTTCTGGAGGAAATTTAAACGCATCACGAGCCGGATGGCCCGGCGGCATGGGAACGACAACAGCAGGTGCGGTTGTCGGTGGCATGACACCACCCGATGTGCCTTCAGCGTTAGTCGAAGAATATAATGGAACATGTTGGTCTGAAGAAAATGATCGCCCTGTGGCTGGAAGATTCAATTGGACCTGCGGAACTGTCGCTGCTGGTCTAACCGCGACGGGAGGCTTACAGAGCGCCCCTTGGGCTATTAATAATGTTGATGAATATGATGGAACAAGTTGGGCAGCTGGAGGAAATTATCCAGCAGGTTTTTACTACGCTAATGGATGTGGAACTCAAACAGCAGCCCTAGGATGTCAAGGATTTCAAGCCGCAGTGGGTTACAGAGATGAGACTTTCGAATATGATGGTTCTTCATGGGCAGAGGCTGGAGATTATCCAGGTCCGTTAGGTCTTGGCGGCACGTCAGGAATTCAAACATCTGCTATGCGAATAGGCGGTACCCCGTCGCCACAGGGGAGCAAATGTAACACATATGATGGTTCTTCATGGGCTGCATCTCCTGATCTGAACGTCCCTCGTCAGCAGAATGGAGCAGCTCCAAATGGAACTATAACTGCAACACTAGCGGTAGGAGGAGCACCCAATGCCAACCCTCCAGTCACAGTAGGGCGCTGCGAACAATGGGATGGTACTTCGTGGGCAGCAGTTACACAACTGACACAGGGAAGAAGTAAAGTAGGAAGTATAGGAACAAATGAATCTTATCTGGCTGTTGGAGGTGACCAAGGATCGCCAAATCTTGCCACAGAATTATGGGATAATTCACCAATTGCAACTAAAACTATAACAGTGAGTTAACAAGGAAATCATGGCACATTTATATTGTACAGCGACTAACACAGGCGTAGGATTTTTTACGCATCAAGATCGTACTAGTTTTTATCTGTCTGCTTTCGATGGCATTTGGGTTGTAGGTGATAAGCGTACAGGGAGAGCCTGGATCCAAAGAGTAAATGGCACTCCTAAGACAGCTGCTGAAGCACAAGCGATTGTTGACGGGAAAGTAGAAGAACAGCAAGCTGAGTGGGATAATTTACCAGAAGCACAAAAAACATCTTCCGTAGTAAATATGCCAAGACCCGTAAAATATACACTACCGTAGGAATGAACAATGGCTGATTATAATGGTATAAAAGGTGTTAGAGTTGAGAGCTTAAGTGCTGATCCTTCAAATCCTATAGAGGGACAAGTGTGGTATAGAACTGATACGGGAGAATTAAGATTTTATGATGGAACTTCAGTTAAAACGGTGACATACGACTAATGGCAGATTATATAGACATAAAAGGAGGATTAATACAGATACTTTCGAGTGATCCATCAAATCCTATAGAAGGAGAAATCTGGTATAATTCTACCAGTAATGATTTAAAAGGATATAATGGAAGTGCAACAGTAACCTTTACCGATTCGTAAAAATAACATATAGTAGAGAAAGAATGAATAAAGACAGAAGAAATATACAAAAGGAAGCCGATAAGCAGGTCAAGCACCTTATGGTTTTACTGGATAAATCTGAAGCCAGTGAATTTAAAAAGATGGTTCCTGAACTTCAGGACAATTGGGTCAAGAAACAAATGTTTAGAACGGAAACCGAAATGCGTTTCTCTGTTTTAAATGATGCTAAGCATGGAACCAAAGCATCAAAATATTGGCAATCAGTAAGAGAACAAAATTCTCATTTTGATAGTTTGATGCATCTTTCTTTTGAGTATCGAAAGAACGCTATCGAAATTAAAAAGATTCAAAAAGATATCAAAAAAGAAAAAGATTCTTTAGAGAAAGAACTTAAACAAATTGAACTCGAAGAAAAATTTTATAGCCGAGCTAACATGGAGCTGACGGCTAAAGATCGAATGAGAGAAATTTCAACTTGGTCCAAATTAAAAAAAGAATTTTGTGATGGTAGCTTTGATGATCGAGATGTGAACACTCACCAGGCCGAATCATACCTACATCAACTTGAACAGAAAAAACTGACTTTGACTCCAGGCTCTTCGCAACCTGAAGTTTTTAATGTATTGGGTCAACTTGAAACTTTAAAACGTGTCAGAAAATCAGGAGAACTAAAGTATGATGGTGCCAATCGAAAAAGTATTTCTCAGAAACAAAAAAATTGAAGCTGCTCCTTGGAATCAAAGGGAAAGTCCTTTTTATCAAAAGGTAAGAGATTCCATTAAAAAAAGAGGAATCATTAATCCTTTACTATGTATTCAGGTCGAAGATCGATATATGTGTTGTATTGGTAATAATCGTTGGCTCGCTGCTCATGAATTAGGTATTAAAGAAGTTCCTATTAAAATTGTTACGAGTGAAGTGCCTAAAGATCTGATGGCTGCTACAAAAGATTATACTCCTACAGAATATGAAGCTAGCAAAAAATAAGAAAATCTTTTTTCTAGCGGGATTTCCTCGCTCAGGAAATACTTTGCTTACCTCTATTCTTAATCAGAACCCTGATATTTGTTGCACTCCCAAAAGTGCTTCTTTAGAAATTTATAAAGATATTTTTAATATTAAATATAAAGATGTTTTTATAAACTATCCTGATCATTCCTCTTTAGACAATGTATTAGATATAGTTTATTCCGCTTATTATAAAGATTGGAATTATAAATATATTATTGATCGAGGACCAGCTGGAGTAGAGGAATATCTTTATCTTTTAAAAAAGCATCTTAAACAAGAAATTAAGATTATTTTTCTCGTGAGGCCTCTACTAGAAGTTTTAGCTTCGTGGATTTCTTGGTCTTTGAAAACTCCTAATAGTTTTATTCGTCGACGTACTAAAAATCCTACTGAAGCCTGTCATTACTTAATGAGAGATAATGGTCAAATGAGAGTGGAAATGAGATGTATGCACAATTTATTAAAACCAGAAAACAAACACCATGTTCATTTCATAGATTATAAAGAGATTGTAGAAAAACCCAAGGCTACAATGAAAGGGATCTATAAATTTTTTAATATACCTGCTTTTAAACATCGTTTTATTAATTTAGAACAAGTGAAAATTAATGGATTAGGATACGATGATACTATTATGGGCAAAGATTTGCATACGATTAATACAAAAAAATTGATTAAAAGTAAAACGGATGTTAATATCCTTCCTCCAGAAATTATAAAGCAATATGGAAAAATTAAATTTATATGAACTTTGAGTCTGTAGTTTTAGGTCAATCGATTTTGAAGTATCAAGTTCCTCTTGAAATCTTTGTAGGACTCAATGAACTTTACGAAACTCAAAAGAAACATTTACCCAATGCCAACAAGCAACTCGCTGGTAAGATTCCTGATGAAGTATCTTTATTTTTTTCGGGACCTAATACAGAAAAAATGCATGCTCATAGCTATGTTTCGGAAGATGTTTTAAAGTGGTTTTATTCTGTTTTTGATCATTATTTAAAATGGAATAAAATTCAAGAATATCATATGGATATTAATTCCATCTGGGTTAATGAAATGAAAGCAGGAGATTACAATCCTGTTCATGTTCATAAAGGTAAACTCTATACAGGTTTATCTTCGGTGATGATCCTTAAACTTCCCAAGGACTATGGACCTGAACTCACACAACCTGATCAACCGATGAATGGACGACTTCAAATTTTAGGGAATGCTAGTGGTCAATTTGTTAAAGCGGATTATTCTCCTCAGGTAAAGATTGGAGATTTTTATATTTTTCCCTATGACATGAAACATGTTGTTTATCCTTTCACCAATAAAAAAGCAAAAAGAAGAACGTTGGTATGTAATGTAGATGTTACTTATAATTCGATTACTTCAAGGACAGCTCAATGATATATGAGCCCAAATGGAAAGCTTTGATTGCTAATACTATAGGACCCCTATTTTCTCCTCAACAATGTCAGAATATTATTGATATAGGCCATCAGCAAAAAGCTCAAAATGCTAAGGTAGGACACATAGAGGAAAAAGAAGGAAAACATGATATCAAAGCAAGAGTTACAATCATCAGTTGGATTCCTTTTAAAGCGATGCCTGATATATATAAAACAATTGAAGAGTGCATGAACCGAACCAATAGTAACCATTTTGGTTATGAAGGGATGCAACTTACCGAATATGCTCAATTCACCGAATATCCTAAAGGAGGCTTTTATGACTGGCATATGGATGCTAATCTTATTTGCCGGAATGAACCTCCTGTTAGAAAAATATCCATGACGATTTTGCTTTCGCATCACTCTGAATTTGAAGGTGGAGATATGGAGTTTATGGGGGAAAGCCATAAGCTTCCTCCATTAATACAAGGACAAGCTATTTTCTTTAATAGTCTGCTTCGTCATCGAGTGATCAAAGTAAAGAAAGGAGTTAGACGATCCCTGGTGATGTGGTTCGGAGGACCTCGGTTTAAATGATAAGGGTAGAGGATAATTATTTAAACGAGACAGAGCATCAAACGTTGTATAATAGTATAACAACGGAATATTTTCCCTGGCATTTTTATGGATATAAAGTTTCTAAACATGAGAAGGAAACCACTCTCGAGGCCTTTCAGTTTGTTCATATCTTCTATGGTCTGGATAATGTCACCTCTCACAATTTTAGGATTTTAGAACCTATATTAACTAAATTAAATTATAAAACCTTAATTAGAATAAAAATTAATTTAAACCCCTATTCTCAAAAATTGATTGTAGGGTCATAT